GAGTACGTTTTGCCAATAGCACTGTGCAGGCTACGGCGTTGCCCAATGGGACTGTTGCATTTTGGTCGGGGTCTATTGCATCAGCGGAGCCTCCTGTGGCATCCACGGCATAGGTGCTTCCTGCGCCAACGATAAACCGGTTGCGCAGGTCTGGTGTGCTGTTCGTTCCATCGCAAAGCGCCCATCCAGATGGCACAGATGCCACGGACCCCGACCACAATGTAATAACGCCAGTTGGAATTGCGCTGGCAATAATGGTGTCTGCCAATGCCTTGGCAAAGGCTGTTGTTGCGATTGTGGTGTTGTTTGTGCCCGGTGATTGAGTGACAGCGGTCGCCGTGCCTGTTGCGTTAAAGGTGCCGGAGGCCGTCAAAGTACCAGAGGCCGTCAAAGTACCAGAGGCCGTCAAAGTACCAGAAGAGGTTAAGGTGCCAGCAACCGCCAAGGTCTTGCCAGCGCCGACCTTTAGGCCAACACTGGTGCCAGTTCCGTCGCCCTTGAAGATTGCGTCAAGTGTGTCTAGGTCCGTGTTGATCTTCTCTCCCCATGAATCGGCTGATGCGCCGACTTCTGGTTTGACTAGACTCAGGTTCGTGGTGTTGGTATCTGCCATGATGGGCCTCAGTTAATTTTGTTCCAAGATTCGGTGACGTCTGGCACAACAGTCCAAATTTCAGAGGTGTCCGATATGGCTGTCCAAGTCCTAGACGAATCCGACATTGACGTCCACGTCTCAGAAGCAACGGAAACTGGCGTCCAAGTCTCTGCCGTGTCCGGTGTGTCGGCCCACTTGATTCTTGCTGCAACAATAATACTTGAAACACCACTCCAAGTGGAGGTGGCAAAAATCACTCTATTGGCCAAAGCACTTAGCTCGGACTGGCTTCCAATGGTGACGTTGGAGTTATAAATTACTTTTGTGTTACTGGCTATCTCTGATTCTGCGGTCAACGCTGCAGCGCCAACAGCGATGCGAAGCACCTCGGCGTCCAAGTCGGACTCTCCAACGATGGTTGCCCCACCAACACCATACCGGATCGCGTTGGCATCAAAGCCTGACTCGGAACTTACGGTTGCCAAGGCAATGGCAATGCGTGTGCCAGACGCGGCCATGGCGCTCTCAGCCGTCACCACACCCTGTGTGTCTCGGATATAGATTCCATTGGCCGTCAGGTCGGACTCACCCACGATAGTCGCCCCACCCACACCGTAGCGGATGGCGTAGACGCTCAGGCCGCTCTCTGAGGCGATGGTGGCCGCAGAGAACTGGATGCGCTGCGCCAGCGCAGCCACCTCACTGCTTGCGGCAATGGAAACCGGGACGTCATAGATGGCGTTGCCGGTTACAGTTGCAGAAAACGGCGTCTGTGAGAATGCAGAAAATCCAAACATATCAGCGCCTCAAAGTTGCTTGATTATCCGTTGACGGCGTCAGGTTGTGACGTTGGTCAAATGAACCAAGAAATTACCGAATAGCGGGTGCCGCTCAGAACCGGCAGGATTTCGTGCGGATACATGAAGTTGGACGGGAACATCAGCACAGACCCGGTCTTTGGTTTGTAGACCAACTCTTTCTGGAAAAAAGCGAACTCCCCACCGTCGTAGTCTGCGTTCAGCATGAATGAACATGAAATGGCTCTGGGATGAGCCTTGAACGAGTCAACGTGCTCCTTGTAAAACTGCCCCTCGCTGTACCGCAGAAGGTCGTAGCCCGAGTCTTGCTCAATCTTTGCCAAGGGGAAGCGTTCGTTGTACGCATGTATGGCCGCAGACGCGCACGCAAACATCTCGTCGTCCAGTGGTTTTCGCACTGCTTGGTTTCTGCCTATGACATCCGGCATTGAAAGCCCAAGGCTGTCCACGTTGCGGATGTCCTTGGCAACAGCATTGGTCCCGACCTGTGCAGGACGCCACTCTTGTGTTGATCCATACTCTTGCAAAATCCGAGCGCACAGATCGGCAGGCACGATGTTTTCGATCTCGCAGATGTAGTCGTGCAGATGCTTGTTTTGGCTCATGAGGTTTTCCTGTCAAAAAATGCCCACTGGTACGGGCCGTCAGCCCGGACGTAATGCAAAAACACTTGCACGTACTCTGTGCCGTGGAACTCGTTTCGCCAGTGGTCTGCAGCGCATCCCTGATACACAACGCCGGCACCGGGTGGGAGATCAAGGCCAACCTCTGTCATGTCGGGCTTTTGGAAAAATATCTCCCAAGGAGCATCTTTTTTCAGGTTCAACGTAACGCTCACCTCGCACGCTGGCCGGTCTCTGTGCCGATGAAGCACAGCGCCTTTTGTGTAAACGCGAGCGTATGAGTATGTCGGGAGCAGTGGCTCTTGCGCAAGTTCGCTGATCTTCGGTGTCAACTCCACCAGCAGCTTCACAAACGGCATGTAGTTGTACACCGAAGGCGATCCGGGAGCTTGCGGGTCACCGGGCACGTTCTGGGCCTTGGTGTGCTCAATAAATGCTTGAGCAAGATCAGCCGCACGGTCCAAGGCAACCAAGTCGGGGGCAAATACGTAGTTGTTTTCTTTGAGCATGGGGGTCACAGTGTTGCAGCCAGCACAAACAACTCATCTACCTGCTCACTCGTCAGGCCCATGCTCTGCGCTGCAGCGTTCAACACCGGCTCATCTCGACGCCAAGTTGTGGCTTTGTCAATGTACGCTTTTTCAGAAAACGTCCTTAATGGGTCGGATGCCCATTGCGCGTACTCTGCAGATAGCCCTGATTGATCCAGCGCAAGAAGACCCTGTAAGGCGGTAACCGTTGGGGTCGTGTCTTCTGGTACGACGGGGTTTTGCTCTTCGTACAGCGCCTCAGCCTCCACGAACATTTCCAGCGATCTGGAAAAATCGTAGTCGTAGACTCGACCATCAAAAGGAGACCGCTCGCCCCACATTTCCGTCCCAGCTTCAATGATGAACGAGAAGCCGTCCGACTTGATGGCAGAGCAGTCCATCTCTACCGAGTCTTGGTCGTTGAAAAAAACGCGGTTTTCTTCGACCTCAATGTATCGTGTGTATTTCATCGCTGATCCTTACAGGTGAATGATAAATGCAACCGCATAGTATGGAGGACGGTTCTCGTGGGCGTCATTTGCTGTGGCTGTCAGGGTGACGGTGCCCGTGTGTGAGTGCTCTCCAGCCGGAGAAATGGATGTTGTGTGTGAGTGAGTTCCAGCAGGGTTCATGGTCGATGACCCGCCAGAGCTGTTGGTTACAGGTGTGCCAGCGGCACCAATAGGTCCGGGGGTTCTGCGCTGCGAGCTGGGGTGCGTGTGATCGCCGCCAGAGCCAACAGTAACCGTGTGAGCGTGCGTTCCAGCAGGGGCGAAGGACGAAGGCGATGTGTGCGTGTGTGAAGCTATTTGCGGGGCAGTCAACTGCACTGTTGAAGAACCACCAGTGTCTCCTACCGTGTAGCTCGACCCCGCGCCAACAATAAAACGGTCGCGCAGGTCAGGCGTCCCACTGGTCCCGTCGCACAAATACCATCCTGTTGGTATTGATGCAATCAAACCCGTCCACACAACAACAGCCCCGATTGGTACGGCGGCGGTTTGTTCTGAGCTGTCTGGAAATCTTACGCCCGTAGAGGTCAATGCTGATGTCATGGAATCTCCATGATAAACGCCAAGGCGTAGTAGGGAGGCCGGTTTTCGTGGGCGTCACCAGCACCCGCATTCCCAATGGTTGCCGTCAAGACGTGTGTGTGAGAACCCGTTGTGTCCAAGGAAACAGGGTGACTGTGCGCACCACCGCTTCCAGTTGATGGTTGAGTTCCATAGGTGCCGCCGGAGCTTCCGAAACTTCTTGGGCCGGGTGATCTAATGCCCGTAAACGAGTGATTGTGGCTGGCTTCCGTGTTGGTCGTTGTTCCCGTGTGCGTGTGTATGTTGGCTGGAGCTGTTGACAACGATGCCGTGTGATTGTGCCCCGCAAGCTCTGGCGAGGCGAGTGTGACTTGCGCAGCGCCGCCTGTGTCGCCGACTGCATACGTGGTCCCGGCTCCAACCAAAAACAAGTCCCGCAAGTCAGGAGTTCCGTTTGTCCCATTACATAGCTGCCACCCGGTAGGGATTGATGCAATAGACCCCGACCAAAATGCAACAGTCCCATTGGGCAACGCCGTAGCCTGCACAGTGCTATTGGCAAAACGTACTCCGGTGCTAAGTAGTGCGGCTCCCATGTTATGCCTTCATCAAATAAGCCAGCGCATAGTACGGAGGCCGGTTTTCGTGGGCGTCACCAGAGCCTGCTGGGTTGACCGTAACCGTCACAGGGTGCGTGTGGTCTCCAGCAGGGCCGGAGTTTGGCGATGTGTGCGAGTGCGTGTTGGCTGGAGAAATACCGCCAACACCAAAATAAGCAGGGCCAACACCAAATGGCTGCGGACCACTGGGGCTGTTTAGCGCAGGCGAGTACGTGTGAGAGTGGTTTGCCGTGGTCGAGGTGCTGGCCGTGTGCGTGTGCGACCCTGCGCTGTCAATAGTGTTGCTTGCCACCGGGTGACTGTGTACAGCAAGTTGCGGTGCTGTCAAGGTAACCGTATCAGAGCCTCCTGCAGCACCAACCGCATAAGTAGACCCTGCGCAGACAACAAACTTGCTTCTAAGGTCTGGGGTGCTATTCGTGCCATCGCACAAGTACCAGCCCGTCGGCACAGAAGCCACGTTGCCGTACCACATGATGACGCCACCAGAAGGAAAGGCTCGGCGTTGCACAGTCCCATCTGGGAACTCCACACCGGTGCTCAAGAGTGCTGCAGGCATTACAGCGTCTCGTTTGATTCGATATTGCCAGCGGCCTTTATGCCACCCGTTGAGGTGAGTTTTGCTTTGGCCACACCGCCAGATGCAAACACCAAGTCACCAGAAGATTCGTAAACCGTCCACCCGCCACCAAGAGAAATGACGTTTGCAGAGTTAAAAAATACGGACCTTCCAGCAGGGTAGGTCACAAAGACATCTTTAGCACCAGCAGAAAAGTTAACCAAGCTCCCGCCATTGCTTGAATCAAAGACCGTGTCACGCGACAAGGTTGTGCCTGATGATGTGTATGTACCAAGGCCGACTTCCCAGTCACCAGCTCCAGAATCGACAATTGCGTAGTGCGTTGTGTTTCCGTTGCCAATCACAGAAAAAGACTGGAAACCGGTATCCGTTCCACTAAGGGTCAGCGTACCAGTGCCAGTCGTTGTGGAAGTCTCCTTGACCCGATCTTTGAGAACCAAGGCCATAAACGACTCCTATTAGGTCAACGTGATGTCAAGGTCACCAGCAGGGATGCGGAGGACGTCACCGTCATTGATGGTGCGCGATGTGGTCAATGCAGCCCAGCCAAGCATGTTGCCGGAGGTCAGCGCATCAAAGATCGCAACATGTGTGATCGTGCCCCAGTTGCCACCAGATGCCGCAGCAAACTCAATGGCCGCGCTGTTGGTGCAGTTGGTTGGCGATGTACCCGAGACACTCATCGTGCCCGTTACTTTGCGAGCATAGCCAGAGCCAGAAACCTCTGTGCCGCCACCGGAGTCGCTCGGCGCTGCCGTGAACAATCCCACATACCAAGCTGTCGGACGGGTGGCAGAGCTACCCGTGAACAACCACGTCAGGACCAAGTTTTCGGTGTAGTCGGAAAAAGAACTCATCATCGTGCTCCAAAAGGTTTGACTCGCGCCCGGATCAGACCGCTGGCGCTTGCGCTTTGGTCTGCAAATTTAATTGATTCAATGGCTGTATTGTAAAGATTTCCCCACACAGCGACACGCTCGTCGTCCTTCAAAT